ACAGAAATTATTTTTACGGTGGGTGAGGCGACTAGGCCGCTGTTTGGGGCTCCGCAGGAGGACGCCACTAAGGATGATCGGTGGACTCCGGCGTGGCTGTTCGAGGAATTGGGGTTGCAGTTTGATCTTGATGTCGCAGCGCCTCCTGGTGGTGTGCCTTGGGTGCCTGCGACTCGGTTTATGACGAAGGCCGATGATGGTTTGGCGTTGCCTTGGACTGGTTTGGTGTGGTGTAATCCGCCGTACAGCAACAGCGATCCCTGGGCTAGGCGTATGGTGGAGCATGGTAACGGGTTGCTCTTGGCTCCGATATCGTCAAACAGCAATTGGTCGAAGTTGTGTCATTCGTCGTGTGATGTGTTAGCTCCGCTTCCACAGTTGAAGTTTAAGTATCCTGATGGCTCGGAGTCGTCGATTAGTCATGCTGTTGCGTTGTGGGGTTGGGGTGATGCCGCTAGGGATGCGGTGTTGGGTAGTGCTGCTTGGGAGGGGTTTGTTCGTGGCTGAGCCTCGGTTTGCGTCTAAAAGGGTGCCTTCTAGGGCTACTTTTGGTGGTGAGGTTGGGGAGATGGCTGTGCGTTTAGGGACTCCGTTGATGCCGTGGCAGCGTGAGGTTGCGGATGTGTGTTTGGAGTTTCGTGCGAATGGGCGGGCGTTTCGGCACGATGTGGTTGTGACGGTGCCTCGGCAGCAGGGGAAGTCTGTGTTGGCTGCTGCTGTTGCTGCGTGGTGGGCTGAGAAGTGGCCTGATCAGCACATCATGTTTTTGGCGCAGACTCGGACTGCTGCTGCTGCGAGGTTGTCTGGTGTTGCTCGGCGGTTGGCTGGGGATGAGGGTGTGCAGTGGTATCGGGGTGTGGGGAATGAGCATGTGAAGTTTGGGAACGGTTCGAGGATCAGTGTTGAGTCGCCAAATATTCATGGTGCTCATGGTGAGTCGTATGATCTTCTGATTCTTGATGAGGCGTGGTCGTATGAGGAACATGTGTTGCAGGGTGTGTTGCCGACTCAGTCGGCGAAGCCGAATTCGCAGTTGTGGATGATTTCGACGATGGGAACTGAGGATAGTGAGGTTTGGAATAGGTATGTGGAGCGTGGTCGGGAGGCTGTGAAAGAGCGTGATGAGTCTGTGGGGTTTTTTGAGTGGGCTGCTGATTTGGATGCTGGTGATGATGTGTTTGATCCTGAGCAGTGGGGGCGGTGGATGCCGGCGTTGGGGTATACGATTGAGGCTGCGAACATTCTCCCAGCCATCGCCGCCATGAGCCCTGGTGAAGCCATGAGAGCATTCGGGAACGTCTTGACTGCTACTGATTCGGAGTTGTTTCCTGTTGAGTGGTGGCCGCGGGCGTTGAACGCTTATGAGGTTCGGCCTGAGAACGGTATTTCGTTTGCGTTTGATCTGAACTTGGACCCTGCCGGTTCGAGCATTGTTGCTGCGTGGCCTACTGAGACTGGTTGGCATGTTGAGTTGGTTGAGCGGCAGGGCGGCGAAGGGTCTGCGTGGTTGTTGCCGAAGGTGTTGGGTTTGATTCGGGATTGGCGCCCAGTGTCGGTGTCTACGATCGGTGGGGCTCCGGTGCGGGAGATCAGTGGTCAGGTGAAGGCGTTCTGTGAAAGCCGTGGTGTTCCGTTTCGGCAGTTGTCGATGCAGGATTTCGCTGCTGCCAGCCAAGGGTTGTATGAGGCGTTGCGGGTTGAGGAACTAACGCATGGGGATTCGGAGTCGCTGGCGGTGGCTGTTGGGCGGGTGCGTGTGAAAGAGGCTGGCGACTTGTGGCGGTTTGATCGTCGCGCTTCGAGGGTTGACGTAAGCCCGTTGGTGGCTGCTGCGGTCGCGTTGTATGCAGGTAAAGAGGCTGCGGCGAGTAAGCGCGATGCAGCTATCTGGTTTCCATCTGGCGGTAGGTAGCCTCAATAGGGTTGACACTACGGTGGTAGTGTTATATGCTTGTGGGGATGGGATTCGCAAGATGGTTGCGTGGCGAAACTGTGGCGCTGGTGGACGAGCCTCAAGAGGTTGACTCGTTCCATCAGTCGCTGCAATCACTCGTCATCTCTAGCGCTTTGCAGAGTCAACCACAGTCGACAGCTAAAGCGCTGTCTGTTGCTGCGATCTATCGCGCCAGGATGATGAACGCCGACACCCTCTCGTCGCTTCCGATTCGGACAGTGAATGGCACTGTGTTGCCGGCCCCGAACGCTGCTCAGGACTTCCAAGAGTTCGTCGCCGAAATCGTTCTCGCTATGCAGGACTTCGGCGACGCTTTCGTGCGTGTTGATTCCAAGGGTGACGCCACCGTGTTGCAGAATCAGCGTATGGATGTTGAGTGGGATGCGTCTGGTACGAAGCGGGTCTATTCGTATGATCGGGTGCGGTTGCGTACTGAGGGTGTTGCCCGGAATTTGTGGGTTGTGTCGATGAATCGTGGTGCTGCGGATTTGCGTGGTGCGGGTCCGATGCAGTCGAAACGTATCGCCGGCCTCATCGCGGAGCAGGAATATTCACAACAGTTTTTCCAGAACAATGCGCAGCACACTGGGGCGTTGGTGCATCCTGGGGAGTTGACGCCGGATGAGTCGAAGGCGTTGTATGACGCTTGGGTGGCTGGGCAGTCGGAACGCTCAACCGGAGTGCTCAGCGGTGGTTTGGATTACAAGCCTATGTCGTTCAACCCGTCGGATTCGGAGTGGACTGATACTCATTTGGTTGGTATTGGTGACGTCGCGACGCTGTTCGGTATCCCGTCCACGCTACTCAATTACACACCTGGCGGTTCGTCGTTGACGTATCAGAATGTCGGTTCGGTGTATGAGGGTTATTGGCGGATGACGTTGGCTCCGACGTTTGCCCGCAGGATCGAGCGACTGATTTCGGCCATTGCCGCTATACAGGTCAAGTTCGACCCCGAGGAGCTGTTCCTTGCGACGTTGAAGGAGCGTGCTGAGGCTACGGCAACGTTGGTACGTGCTGGGTTTGACCCTGATGCTTCTCGGGACGTTGCTGGTATGCCGCCGCTTACCCATACGGGGATTCTCCCCGTGTCTTTGGAACAAGGAGAGCAGATATGACGATTCAGACGTTCAAAGCCCAACTCTCACCGGCTGAAGGGCGCTCCATGATCGCTCGTGCGATTCCTTACGGCGAAACCATTGAGCACAACGGGCAACAGGTCACGTTCGATGCCGGTTCCGTGACCGTTCCAAAGTCGGTTGTTCCGCTCACTGTCGATCATGGTGACGGTTCTACGGACCGCATTGGGAAGTTGGAGCGCTGGTTTGATGAGAAGGGCGCTGGGTTTGCAGAGTTCACCGTATCGGAGACATCCCTGGGGTCAGACATCCTCACCCTATTACATGATGAAGTGCTCACGGATGTCTCCATCGGTGTCCTCATAGACGACTCGGCGGAGTTCGAGGACGATGCCGGAGTACTGCACAGATCGGGCACTCTTGACCACGTTTCGGTGGTTGGTAAGGGTGCGTTTGGTTCAGCGGGTGCCGGGAGCAAAGTGCTTTCGGTGCATAGTCAAGAGAAGGAGCCACACATGGCTGATGAGAAAGTAGAAGCAGTCGTTGTGGATACCTATGACGACACAGAGCTGGTCGCAGAGATTGTGACCCTGAACGATAAGATCGACAAGCTCGAAGCATCGAAGGTTGTTTCAGAGCCTGAGCTGTTTGAGGATATGAAGGACTTTATCCTGACCTCGCACTATGCCGGTGCAGGCAATCAGGACGCTGTTGAGAAGATGGCGAAGTCTGACCAGTACGAGATAGAGACGTTCGCAATGTCGAACGATGACACGACTACGGCTGGCGGTGTGGTTCCAAATTTCCTGCATAGCAGGATTCTTGGTCTGTTGGAGGGCTCACGACCTACGGTTGATGCGTTCCCGAAGCTAGACCCCGGCGACTACGGAATGTCTGTGGTGTTGCCGAACGTGACGACTGAGGCTGCGGTTGCGGCGCAGTCGGCTGGCGGTGACCAACCCAACTCGACAGAGATGGTGATTGGTACGTCAACGTTTGCGCTCGAAACATATGCGGGTGCTAACAGGGTGAACGTTCAGCTGATCGAACGGAGCTCGCCGCTGTTTGTGGACAGGCTCTTCGAGTCGCTGGTGTCCTCGTATTCGACGGTTACCGATGCTGCTTTCAACGCGGCTCTGGTTGCTGGTGTGGGTACGAACACTGCTGTCCTGGCCTCGTTCTCGGCTGATCCAACGGCGACGTATGCGGCCATCCTTGCGGGTGTGCAGGCTATCGGTACAGATACGAAGCGTGCCGCTGACCGGCTGATTGTCGGCTCGGAGGCATTCTACGAGCTACTCGCGAATCTGGATTCTGAGGACCGTCCGCTGATCAACGCTTTCGCACCTGTGAATGCTGTTGGTATTGCGACGGGTAATGCTTGGAACTTTGATTACGCTCCAGGGCTGGCGGGCATCTTCGACCCTCATGCTGCTGCTGCTTCGGCGCTTATTGCGTGGTCTGGTGCTGCGGCCTCACTCGAGGTACCGCTGCCGAGACTGTCAGTATCCAAGGTCGAGTTTGCATCTATGGACTTGGGCATTATCGGCCTGTTCTCCGATGCGATCTTGTATGGCGGGAACACTGGTGGGCTCTACAGCCTGACGGCTGCGTAATGGGAGCCGCCGAAGTTAAAGCCGACCGTGACGAGGCTCGTATTAAGGCTCGTCTAGCGGAGCGGAGTAAGGCGAAAGGAGGGGGCGTTAAGCCCTCTCCCAAGCCCAAGGTCAAGAAAGGGAAATAGCTGATGGCGCTCTCGTCAGTGACGCTCGCCCTTACGGAGCGGGATGGGTACATCGATTTGGTGTGGACACCAGACGACACCCCAATCAGTTCGTGGGAGATTGCACGCGGCGGCGACGTCATCAAGACTCTTTACGATGTGAATGCTGTTTCGTGGCGTGACATTGACGTTGAGAACAACACAGCCTATTCGTATGTGGTGACGGGTCAGACTGATGCCGTTGCGTCTGCGGCGGTGGTTGGTGTGCCGAACCCGAGGGCTCACGGCGTCATCGATCCGCTAGCGGCGACAATCCGATATACCACACTGGCTGAGGTGACTCAGGCTCTTGGGGTGAATCAGTACGATGACACTCACGATGATCTGGTGACTCAAACGATTATCAGCGTGGAGTCAGCTATTGACCAGTACCTCGGGCGGTCTTTCCCTGACCCTTCTGCAGGTGAGATAGAGGGAATCCCCGAAGCCATCAAACAGGTCGCACTCACGGCGGCGGTGGCTGCGTATACGAACGTCACAGCTCCCGCCGGCGAATCCGGTTCAGACGATTGGTTCGGTTCCCAGGACGTTGGCGTTGGTGAGATTATCCGTAGGGACGTTCGCCGCAATCCGTTGCTCACTGGGTATCGGGTTGGGTTTGGTGTGGCTGGAGGTTCGAGCAGATGAGTACTCCTTTCGTAACATTCCCCGGCACCGCCGGTAACTACATTTCGACGGATGATGTGAAC